TGAGTGTAGTCACGGGGGCCATGACAGGTGCATTTGCGGTGTGGCTAGGACATGAGAAGCACTAAGCCATGGAAGTGATTTGGTCACTTATGCTGACAGTTTGTTCCCTAGAAACTTGTGCTACACAAACAATACAGTGGTTCGAAGAAAAACCCATGTGTATTGAGATGCAAACCCTTCACGAAGAATTACCTATAGACGGCGATTGGAAATCAGTAACTTATAAATGCACTGTAGTAGGAGCAAAAGAAGTATAGATGTCTATGTTCAAGATGGAAAACACGGGGAGTCACCCGTGGGAGAAAAGCCCGATGAATGCACACGCATACGATAAAGAAATGAAGTACGACAGAAACACATTTCTGTACAAACTGATTGAACATGAGGGTATGGTCCTCACTGTGTACGAAGACAGCTTGGGCATAGACACTATCGGCATAGGTCGTAACCTTCAAGATCGTGGCATCACACCAGAAGAACTAGAGTACATGGACATACCTAATATGGCTGTCGTGTACACAAATGGCATAAACGAGGCAGACGCCAAGTATCTAGCTACAAACGATATAAAGATCGTAGAGAAGGAACTGTGTAAAGCGCACCCGTGTGTATACAAACTGGATGCTGCACGACAACTTATCCTGATGGACATGGCTTTCAACATGGGTGTTCCACGTCTGTGTAAGTTTAAGAAAATGTGGGCAGCAGTAGAAGCAGGGGACTTCGATACCGCATCAATCGAAATGCTCGACTCGCGTTGGGCACGTCAGGTAAAGTCACGGGCCACCAAGTTGGCAGAGGCTATGAAGACGGGAAGTCTGTAGATGACAGCCCGACGCATACCCCGCAAAAAGGGACAACCCGCAAAGTCTAAAAAGCACAGTGATCTGTACACCGACGAAAATCCCAAAGGGACGATACACGGTTTAAAGTTTGTTAGTGCTGCCGAAGCACGTAGATCTGTAAGCAAGATACGTGCATCTGGACGATCTCACGCTCACAAGACACAAGCTGCCATAGCTATGGAGCAACGAGCAAAGGCAGCAGGAAAGAATGCCGCTGCCGCTGTATATCGAAAATTTATAGAACAACAAAAGAAAAAAACAAAACGATGACCCACGTCTTTCTCCTGTTTGTCTTTGTGGGAATAGGAGATGACAAAAAGCTAGTCAGCAACGACATGCACTTCAAAGACCTCAACGAATGTGTCTGGTACGCACAGACCCTACACAAGCAAGGCAATCTCTTAACGGCATACTGTGTGCCAAAATTTATAACGGAAGGTAATGTAAAGGTATACTGATGGACCCGATTAGCGCGATGGCTACCGCATCTGCCGCATTTGGAGCGATAAAGAAAGGGTTCCAAGTAGGCCGTGATATTGAGTCGATGGCGTCTGACCTGTCTCGCTGGATGGGTGCCATGTCCGACTTGGACATGCTGGAGAAAGAGGCTAAGAATCCGCCTATATTTAAAAAGTTGTTTGCTGGCAAGTCTGTAGAACAAGAAGCGATGGAAACATTCGCTGCTAAACAAAAGGCTGAATCACAGCGCAGAGAGTTACAACAGTGGATTGGATTAACACTTGGTAAATCTAAGTGGGACGAACTAGTTCGTATGGAAGGGTCGATTCGTAAGCAACGCCAAGAAACTTTGTATAAACAACGACAACGCCGTCGTAAGTTTGTAGAGATCGTAGCGTGGATAGTCATGGTTACGTTTGGTATAGGTCTTCTTTTTGGTTTTGTTTTGTTTCTCAAGGGGGTAGCTGCCAACGCAGAAACGTGGCCTGAGTATGTAACGTGCAGACTGAAGGGATGTAGCAAGATAGACGGGGAAAAATTGTGTATATACCACGGTCCTAACAATACAGTGGATAATGTTTGGATGAACATAAATGAATACTACCCACGGGAAATACAGTGTAAGTACGACCCTAAACACGAAAAGCCACCTACCTTACGTGAAACATTCGAAGCGATAGAAAAGTCAAGAAAATAATTCTTGCCAATAACAGTATAAAGGTGTATAATGTTGTACGAGGATAATACTATGAAACGTCTTGCTTATGAAGCACTTAAACACAAGTACGAGGCTCAGAAGAAAGATGCGCTGTTTGTCTACACTAATTACACAAAAAACCCGGCGGCTATCGGTGAACATCCGGATTTGCTGGAGGAGATGGACAAGGCAGTCGCCAGTTGGGCGGACGCTCAAGACAAGCTTGATGCACTTGAAGATCTGGATGGCGAAGCTTAACGGATACTGACATGGCAAGCACCTACCTAACTTTAATCAATAATGTTCTTCGTGATTTCAACGAGGTAGAGTTGACAAGTTCTACCTTTTCAACTTCTCGTGGAGTGCAGACGACAGTAAAAGATTACATAAACCGCTCCATAACTGACTTAATTAACTCTGAACTTAATTGGCCCTTCACACAAGCAACAGGCTCTATAGATGTCATAGCTGGTAAACAACTGTATAGTCACACGAGTATAGCATCTACTTTAAAATATGTAGATTACGACAACATGTTTTTAAGGCCCAAGAACTACATAACCAACGGCACGTATGAAGTGTCGGGGTCTGCAAGCATAACCGGATGGACTACAGTGTCGGGTAGTCCTGCTGCAAGTTCTAAGTTTGGTAACACTTTACTCCTTACCAATGCAAAAGTAACACAAGAAATATCCGACCTGATTGTAGGTCGTTCGTATATTATCTTAACACAAACCAGTGGTGGCACCCTCACCTTAGATGTAGGCACTAGCTCTGGTGGATCACAAACTAAGTCTGCTACCTTGACTATATCCAATGCTAACGAAGTGTCCCTAAATGAAACCACATTTACTGCGACGGCAATCACGCACTTTGTATCATTTACTGAAGCAGCAGGTGGCGCAGCGTATGTCAAACTTGTAGAATTGAGTGAAAACATAGAACCCATACCATTAAAATATCTATCCTACGAAGAATACAACGAAAGATATAGGGAGCGTGACAATCGTTTGGATACGGACAAGTTTGCAGATCCTGAATTTGTGTACACTACGTATAACGACGAAATCGGCTTAACTCCGATACCCGACACCAGTAACAGAACTTTGGAGTTCGATTATTACGTTGCTCATACTGATCTATCTTCGGCGACTGATACGTCGATTATTCCGACAAGATTTGAACCAGTAGTTCTTTCTCGTGCAAAATACTACACTCACATGTTTCGTTCCGACGTACAGGCTGCACAGTTTTCTTTGAAAGAGTACGAGGATGGTTTGAAACGAATGAGAGTAGAACTGTTAAATCGTAAAAATTACATGAGGGCTGTGTAGTATGGCAGATCTAAGTCAAACTGCTGCCTTTCCATTTGTTTGCGAGGGCGGCTTGGTTGCTAACAGGTCTACGTTTATTATGCAGCCCGGACAAGCTGTAGAACTAACAAACTTTGAACCCGACATTGAGGGCGGCTACAAGCGCATCAAGGGGTTTCAAAGGCATGTAAGACAGATAGTACCTCAGACATCTTCATCTGATGAAAAAGTTCTTATGGTAGCTACCTTTGCAAATAAAGTTGTAGCTGCAAGGGGGGAGAAGATATTTAGTGCTGGCACTACTTCGTTAGGCACAGGATCAAGTTCTGCAATTTCTTCAAGCACATCCATGACGGGATCAGGCACAATTACTGTAGCGTCTACAGCGGGGTTTACATCTAGCGGCACCCTGCAAATAAACAGCGAACAGTTTACGTACACGGGTGTGACATCTACAACTTTTACAGGTGTTACTCGTGCAGCAAACAGCACAACTGCAGCAGCACATGCTGCTACCAGTGATACTTCTAGGACAGTTGTGTCAGAATCTTGGACAGAGCGAGATTCAGGGCGTACAAGTGCTGGTAAGTATTCGTTTGAAAGATTTAATTTTGACGGCAATGATAAGCTCATTGTTGTAGATGGAGTAAATGCCCCTACCGTGTTTAGCACGACTATGGCTGCTACTGACGTAAGTAGCAATACAGTAACAGGAGCGTCCATCGTAACAGCGTATCGTGAACACATGTTCTACGCTGGTATGCCCCTTACTGCAAACTCTGGCCCACAGGAACTTATATTTAGTCAGCCGTTTGATGAGGATGCGTTTAGTTCTGGTTCCGGTGCAGGTAGCATTAAGGTTGACGATAATATTGTTGGCCTCAAAGTTTTTCGTGACTCACTGTTTATTTTTTGTGAAAACAGGATATTTAAACTTACTGGTAGTTCACTAAGTGACTTCGCCGTGCAGCCTGTTACACGCGACATTGGATGTATCAACGGCAAGACTATTCAAGAATTTGCGGGTGATCTTTTGTTTCTTGGGCCTGACGGATTACGCACAGTTTCAGGAACGGCAAGAATTGGTGACGTGGAGTTGGGTACTATAAGTGCAAATGTACAATCCATATTTGATGAGAATATAGCCGATGCTTCTTTGTTTGAGTCTATAGTTATACCAGAAAAAACACAGTATCGAATATTTTTTAGTAAAGCGGGGCAAACCGAAATTCTAACAGAGGGTGTTATATGTGTCCTGAAAAGTCAACAGGGCGGTAAAGGTTACGAGTTTTCAACAACAAAAGGCATAAAACCTTCTTCGACAAGTACGTTTATAGATGCTGGTAACGTAGCCGTGATACACGGAGGATTTGACGGGTACGTGTACAGGCAAGAAGAAGGACAAACTTTTGCAGGAACAACTATAAACGGAAGATACAGAAGTCCTGATCTCACCATGAATGACCCCGGCATACGAAAACATATGCAGCGAGTCATTGTAAATTTTAAACCCGCGTCCACAATCGATGCAGATTTAATTGTAAGGTACGACTATGAAGGAAGAAACTCCGCAAGACCCTCTGCGTACGCCTTAGATGCAACAAGAATAGCTGGAATATATGGTGTATCGACATATGGTACTCCTGTTTATGACGGCCCATCCCAGCCTTTAATCAGACAGCCTGTAGAAGGTTCAGGATTTGCGGTGGCACTTCGTGTTAATGACGACGGGGAAACAGATGCGTATTCTCTAAAAGGGTTTCAGCTAGAATACCAATTAGGAGCGAGAAGATAAATGGGTGCAACTTATACCAGACAGTCATCGTACGCTGACGGAGACATAATCTCCGCTGCAGATACAAATGATGAATTTAATCAACTTCTTGCTGCGTTTGCTTCAAGCACAGGACACACACACGACGGCACCGACGCAGAGGGTGGACCGATTACCAAACTTCTTGGTAACACACTAACATTTGGTGCGGGTACTGCTGGCACAGATATTACTATTACTTTTGATGGTGAAACCAGTGACGGTGAATTAAAGTGGATGGAAGACGAAGACTACTTTGAGTTTTCGGATGACATACTTATTGCCAGCACAGAGAAACTACAGTTCCGTGATACAGCTATTTACATTAACTCAAGCACGGATGGACAGCTTGACCTCGTAGCCGATACAGAAATACAGATTGCTGCTACCACCATTGACATG